TTTACTTTAACTGCTGGCGATTTACACGTAAACAATCGGACGTTAAGCACAGGGCTATTTAATTCTAATACCACTAATACACGAACTATTGATTTTAAAAGTGGCAACATTACTGTTACAGGTAATAACGCTGTTGTTTGGAATACTACAACAGCTACTAATTTAAGTGTTTTGGGAACTCCAGTTGTTAATTGCACTTATGCAGGTTCTACAGGTACTAGGGTGTTAGCCGTAAATAGGACAACATTAAACGGAATTGAATCAAAAGCAATAAATTTTTATATTAATGCTGGTACAGATAGTATAATTACTGGGGCTGCAAACGATTCATTTAAGACGTTATCTTTTACTGGATTTTCAGGGTCATTTACATTTAACGCAACTACTGTATATCAAGATTTAATTTTATCTTCAGGTATGACATTAAATTCAAGTGCTACAGGCGTTAATTTTTCTGGAAACACTACGCAATTAGTTACTACCGCAGGTAAAACATTAGATTTTCCTATTACTTTTGGAAGCGCATCTTCTACGCCAACCGTTATATTTCAAGATGCGTTAACACAAGGATCAACAAGAGCGTTTACTATTACTAATGGTACGGTGCAATTAAAAGCCAGCGCAACATCGACTACAGGCGTTTTTGGTACAACAGGCACTACGCAAAAATATCTGCAGTCAACCACGCCTGGCACACAAGCTACTTTGACTCAAGCCTCAGGTACCGTAGACGCAACTTATTTATCCATTAAAGATATAAATGCTACAGGCGGTGCTACATGGAACGCATTATGGAGCAATAATAACGTCGATGAAGGAAACAATAGCGGGTGGGTTTTTGGGGATCCTCCGATTATTAGTGCTGTAGAATATACGTATGCACTTAAATCATTCACCCAACCAAGGAGATTTTAACATGTCAATGAATTTAAAGGCCGTAACATCATGTATGGGCTACCAACAAGTTACATCACTTAGCTCTGCTGCCGGACTAACTGTCCCGCAAACAACGCCAGGTGGTTTAGCTGAAAAACCAGTATTTGCATTAATTGTTGCTGAAGGCGCAGCCGTAAGGTGGCGTGATGATGGTACAGCACCAACAGCCTCTGTAGGTATGCCACTTGCTATCGGCGTTCCTTTGCAATATGATGGTGACTTAAACAAGATTCAATTTATACAACAAACAGCTACTGCTAAAATTAACATTAGCTATTATTTATAGTTTCACAAACTGTACTGGTACAGCTTACCTGGGTTTCTAAGGAAACAAAATGAGTGATAATCAAGAAGTAGAAGTATTAGCGGAAGTACCCGCGCCAGCCGAAGAAGTTACGACAGCTCCTGAAACTGTAGCACAAGAAGTAAAAGTGTCGGAAGAAAAGCCAGCAGAAGCAAGCAAGACATTCTCGCAAGAGGAACTTGATGCTGCGATTGGCAAACGCTTGGCAAGAGAACAGCGTAAATGGGAAAGAGAACGTGCTGCACAGGTTTCAACACCTGCGGCGCCTAGAGACCTACCTGCGCCTGAGCAATTTGAATCAGTAGAAGCATACGCCGAAGCATTGGCCTTGCAAAAAGCTGAACAACTGCTTGAGCAAAGAGAGCAACAAAGGCAACAGCGTGATATCTTAGAGACCTACCACGATAGAGAAGAAGAAGCCCGAGCTAAGTATGATGACTTCGAGCAAGTTGCATACAACCCCAGCGTTCCTATTACTGACGTGATGGCCCAATCCATTCAAGCATCTGATGTTGGCCCCGAACTGGCTTATTACCTAGGGACTAATATTAAGGAAGCTGACCGGATTGCTCGATTAGCGCCAATCTTACAAGCTAAAGAAATTGGCCGACTTGAAGCTAGACAAGCTAAGGCATGGGAAGCGAAAAGAAACCGCTAACTTTTATATAAGGAAACATCATGTCAAACTCAATCTTAACCATTGATATGATCACTCGTAAAGCCCTAGAAATCCTAGAGAATAACCTTGTGATCACACGTAACGTAAATCGTCAATACGACGATTCTTTTGCCGTTGAAGGCGCTAAAATTGGTTCTACTTTGCGTATCCGTTTACCGGATCGTGCTTTAGTAACTGACGGCGCGGCTTTACAAGTGCAAGATGACAACGAACAATACACAACATTGTCTGTTGCTTCACAAAAACACATTGGCGTTAACTTCACATCTGCTGAATTAACAATGCAATTAGACGATTTTGCAGAACGTGTATTGAAACCACGTATCTCACAATTGGCTTCTAGCGTTGATGCAGACGTTGCTAATGCTTACAAATCAATCTACAACTCAGTAGGTACTCCAGGCACTACACCTGCTACTTCATTAGTATTGTTGCAAGCTCAACAAAAACTAAACGAAGGCGCGGCTGTTATGTCTCCACGTTATGCAACTGTTAACCCAGCTGCCAACGCGGGCCTAGTTGAAGGTATGAAAGGTTTGTTCAACCCAACTGACACTGTTTCACGTCAATTCCGTAACGGTATGATGGGCATGGGCGTATTAGGCTTCGAAGAAGTTAATATGTCTCAATCTATCAAACAACACACTACTGGTACTCGTTCTACTAGCGACACTATCTTAGTAAATGGCACAATCACTACTGAAGGCCAATCTACTATCAGCATCGATGGCGGTACAGGTTCAGCTACAGTTACTGTAGGTGATGTGTTCACTGTTGCTAACGTGTACGCAGTTAACCCACAAACGCGTGAGTCAACTGGTTCATTACAACAATTCACTGTGACTGCTGCTAACACTGCTTCAGGTGGCGCTTGGACTAGCATTGCTGTTTCACCAGCTATGTACACTCCAAACAACGCTTTGGCAACTATCAGCGCCTTCCCACAAGACGGTGCTGCTATTACTTTTGTTGGTGCAGCTTCTACTCAATACGCTCAAAACTTGGTATACCACAAAGATGCAATCACTTTCGCGACTGCTGACTTGTTATTACCACAAGGTGTTGATATGGCTTCACGTCAAGTACACAACGGTATCTCTCTACGTGTTGTCCGTCAGTACGACATCAACAACGACCGCTTACCTTGCCGTATTGACGTTCTATATGGCTATGCAGCAGTTCGTCCACAAATGGCTACCCGTATTTGGGGTTAACTAATGGGGCTTCGGCCCCTAGTTTAATTTTTTAGGAGATTTAAGATGACTTATCAAGTTGGTGATGGTAATACAGGTGAAACTTTAACCGTAGGCCGTACAGGTGTACCTGTTCAAATCGGTGGAGCTACCACTGCAACAGTTGGTTTTTATGGTGCTACACCAGTAGTACAACAAGCAACAGTAGCCGCTGGCACTGATGCTGCAACAACCCTAACTTGTGCTAATGCTTGCCGTACAGCATTACGCGCAGTAGGTATAATGGCGTAAGAAATGTCGGTACTCATTGCAACACCTTGCTATGATGGTCAGGTTTGTAGTGAGTACCTTCATTCGCTTTTAAAAGCTACTATTACAGTAGATTTTGAGTTAGCGCTTATTACGGGGGTACATTTTATTGATACCGCGCGTGATATTGCCGCAGCTAAATTGCTTGATTCTAAGCACGAATATTTAATGTTTATTGATTCAGATTTAGGCTGGAATGGTGACGCGATTAATCAATTAATCTCGCACAATAAAGATATAGTAGGCGGCGCTTATCGCATTAAGCACGATACTGAACTTTATCCAGTTGATTATAGAGCCAATGAAACGCAAGACGGGTTGCTACGTGCTAATAGCCTTCCAGGTGGTTTTTTGTGTATCCATAGACGCGTTATTGAACGCATGGCAAGCGCATACCCTAGTTATCAGTTTGTAGTAAAGGATGCGTTTAAACGTATTCCAGCATTATTTAGTAGAGCTTTGTTAGATGACCGCATGGTGTCAGAAGATATAATGTTTTGCAAACGGGCTTCAGCCGCAGGGTTTGACCTTTGGTTAGACCCTACAATAACTTTTGGGCATATAGGCAGTAAAGCCTTTATTGGTAATTTTGCCACCTATTTGGAAGGACAGCAATAATGATTATCTATTTAAAACACCCTGTACACGGTACTAAGGTAGCGATTGCAGAAAGTGAAGCAGAAGCGGATGCACAAAACGGATGGATAGAGTATAATCCTGATACGCCAGCTAAAAAAGAAGCTGAAGCGGCTCCCGTCAATACGCT